CGGGTTACAATTTAGGTTTTGAAGGGTCGCTGGAGAGTGGCCCTTTTTTGTTTCTGCCTAATTTTGTAGCATCTAAAAACTCTACATAATGGCGAAAATAGACGGCCGTTTTATCCGCCTTGAATTTGGCGCAGGAACATTCTTGAAAGGGGTAACTACCTCCAACGTCTCTCTGTCTGCGGACATGATTGACGCAACTAACTACGAGTCCAACGGGTCTAAAGACTACTTGGCTGGTGAAAAGGGCGGGACTATCTCGGCTACTTTCCTTTTCGATCCGGACGTAAGTTCAGCCAACTTCGGGGACATCTTCGATGCTTGGGAGGGCGGAACATCTACCGCGTACGTCTACGGTCATGCGTCTACTGGTTCGGAGGTTCTTACTGGTTCCTGCCTTGTATCTACTTTGGACTGGGACGGTCCTAAGAACGAGGTAAGCACTTGCACAGCTACTCTTCAGATCACCGGCGCAATTGTCCGCGATGTCGCAAGCTAAAGTTATATGGAATAACGGCGCATCCTTACACCTGGGCGAAATCCTGGGGCATGAGTACGTAGACGAAACCTATAAAGCTCTAAGCGATGCGCTCGTATATTTCCAACGGGTCCGGGAGGCGGAAGAGGACAAACGAATAGCCGCCGCACGGGTCAAGCTATCGGACTGGAAGGGCTTTGCTGCTATTTATTTAGCTGCTCACCTTGCCTACTGCGATGATGCGAAAGACACACCAGAACACGACTTAAACAGCGCTTTAGGATATGTACAAGCTAATCCTGCTGCTATCATTGACGTGCTTGTTATGGCCGTCAATACCCTACCGAAAGCTACGGAAGAGGACACGGGGGAGGCAGTAGCCTAACGTGGGAGGACTTGCTAAACCTCGCCTGCGGGGACTTAGCACTACGGGAGGCAGAGTTTAAGTCCATGACGCACCGGGAGTTTATGCGCCGGGCGTTAGGCCATCAACGGCGCGAAGAAATGGAGTGGCACCGGTGGCGTATGGGTATTTGCTATATGGTAAACATCCAAGCGAGCAAGGGCCATACTATAACGCCGCAGGACGTTATTAAGCTGCCAATGGATGCGGGAGAGGTAGACGGCATAGACAACGATACGAAAGAGGCGCTAAAACAATTTATGCGGAATGGCTAATACTATAGGCGAGCTTAATGTAGAGATAGGCGCCAAGCTGGACAAGTTAGAGGCGGGACTAAACCGTATGGAGAAGTCCATAGGCCAAGCCGGAAAGCAAAGCGAAAAAACCGCTTCACAGTCTTTTAGCAAAGTAGGCGGCATTATAGCCGGGGCCTTTTCTATCCAAGCTATTTCCAGCTTTGCCCGTGCGGTTATAGAGGTCCGCTCAGAGTTTGAGAAGTTTGAGGCCGTTCTGACCAATACTTTAGGATCGAGTAGCGCCGCGCAGTTAGCCTTAGCAGACATTAAGGACATGGCGGCCATGACGCCGTTTAGTGTCGCTGAGTTATCCGGAGCCTTTGTAAAGCTGACCAACTACGGGCTAAAGCCTTCTATGGAGGCTATGAGGCAATACGGGGACCTGGCCAGCGCCGTAGGTAAGGGCTTTGACCAGTTAGCCGAGGCAGTAGCAGACGCCACTACCGGGGAATTTGAGCGCCTTAAAGAGTTCGGTATAAAGTCTAAGAAGGAAGGCGATAAAGTAACCTTTACTTTTAAAGAGCAAGCCACGCAGGTAGATTTTACCGCGGACGCGATAGAGAACTATATAACGAGCTTAGGAGACTTAGAGGGCGTTAGCGGTTCTATGGCTGCTATTTCTGAGACTTTAGGCGGTAAGGTCTCAAACCTTGGCGATAGCTTCGATAGCCTTTTAAATACCATTGGCGATACTTCGGCCTGGGGCGATTTAGTTACAGCCCTCGCAGATACTTTGAGAGGTACTGAGGCTCTTATTAAGGGCTTGGAATCGGATGTCGGCGGCGTGCCTTGGTACGAAAAGCTGGCTATGATTTTCGACATGACCGGATTCGGTCAAGCCTCTTTAATCTCTATGGGCTATATGCAAGACGCTTTAGATAAAGCGGCCTTAAAGACGAAAGCGTTTGAAGAAGAGTTAGACAAGCTAAACGAAACTGCGGGCTGGTCTTTAAGCTACGGCATGGAACAAGCCGGGGACAATATAGACGAAGTAGCAGATAAAGCAGAAAAGGCTACAGAAAGTTTTGTACGCTTAGGAAAAGAGATACGCAAAAACAGAACTTCTAAAGAGACCGGCAAAGCTGAGTTAAAAGGGGACTTCGATTTTAGGCCGCCTACTGAATTTGGGGACATTATACGCATAGACCCAGAGATACAAAATATCCTAACAGAGAGTCAGGAACAGCTAAGACTATTTGAAGAGCAGTTAGCTTTTACTTCCTTAACCGCTGGGACTTTTGGAAGTGTATTACAGTCCTCTTTTGAAGCGGCGTTAATTAACGGAGAAAACTTCTTTGACGTATTCGGAAAAGCCCTTAAAGCTATGATAGCCCAACTTGCAGCGGCGGCGGCTTCTGCCTTAGTGCTGTCTACTATTCTAAGCGCGTTTACCGGCGTTGGTATTGGTACTACTTTCAAGGGGCTATTCTTTGGTAAACCCGGCGAAGGTGGGGGCATGGGCGGCAACTTCGGCCAGTTCTTTTTATCGGGTATTGACCTTGTAACGTCTAATAATAGAGCAAGGCAGCAACAAGGACGGAGCGTTATATGAGCGAGAAGTATAAAGCCACGTTTACCGATGACCAGGAAAAGTATACCTGGGTCCTTTCGGTAATAGATACAGACTACGAAAGCTACAGCGATCGCGTAACGGCGGACGGCGGCACGGTCATAGGTATAGGCTGCCTTCCTTTAGAGCTTAACGAGCTTGTAGAATTTAAGCGCCTGAGCCTTGGCCCAGACGGATTTACGTTAGAATACGGCAACCGGGGGGACGATCCTTTTAAACCATTAAAAGGCAGTAGGGTAGTCTTTAACTTTATGGCCGAGAATAACGCGGACCTGAGTTTTATAGATGACGTAGCAGGGACGCAGGAACAAAGGTTCTATATCCGTCTTTATAGGGACGGCTCTTTATACTGGCAGGGGCCAATACTCCAAGACCTTTTACGAGTTCCATATACCAGCTTTCCGGCAGCTGTAGAAGTGCAAGCTATTTGCGGTATAGCGCGAATTAAAAACTTAGACGGCGAACTAACCCAACGCGATAACCTTATAGAATCCACTATAAGTATCTTAAAGCAGTTAGACCCTAATAACCTTTGGTCAGATACAGACACATTTTTAAGGACTTCCGTTCGTTGGTTTGAGGACCAGATGTACAGCGGCAGCCCTTCTACAAGTTTAGATGCTTACGCGTACACGCAGCCCGCTACTATTGGTACAGAGTTTGTCTATGATGAGCAAGGCGAAAAGGATTTAAGGAACTACTACGAATATTTAGAAAGCGTCCTAACTAATTTTGGGGCGCGTTTGTTTTTGGCTAATGGCCATTGGGTAGTAGAGCAAATAACCGAGATAGCCAATACGCCAAGCCGCTACGCCTTATACCAAAAAAACTACGCTTTGGCCGGAGGGTCAAGCCCTACAACGGCTACGGGTGTAGTTAGTACGGGAAATTCTTTTACTACTTACGTCAGCCTTTCCGGGACTGGATCAACGAACCGGATTAGTTCGCGCTCTTCTTATGGCTATTTAGGTGCTGTTAAAAATGCTAAGATCGTATACGACATTGGCGGCGATGTTACGGCGGCCGTTAATTGGATAAGGGTCCCCAGTTCCTATACAACTATACGAACCTTAGAAACAGATCCAGACGCAGGCATACAAATAAGTCTAAAACCGGGCTGGCACAAGTTTAATAACAGCAGCGTTCTAAGTAGGCAAATTATTTTCGTAATAAAAGCGAGCATAAGAATAAGCGGAACGACTACGCAGTACTTAGCGCCGGGCGTTGCACCTAATACGGGTGTATGGACGTCTAACCCGGCTACCATTTTGATAATGCACCAGGTTTACAATATTGGCCAATTTGGAACCCAGTTAAACCCAATAACGTACCACGACAAGCTAATAAAGACCACGGATATACCTATTGACGGAGACTTAGAAGTAAAGTACGAGGTAGAAATATTGGACGGCCACAACCCTACACAGACAAGTACATTCGTAACACTTGGTACGGTAACGGGCGGTATAGAGCAAAGAAATAGAGGACTCCAGGTTATTACAACTTTAGCCAATCCTCAAAATAGTGAGCTGACTAAAGTTGAATACGAGGTTATAAATACGGTAGAAACAAGCGCCACAATAGAGAAAGACTATAGAGACGTATATATAGCCGACCAGGTCAATAGCACCAACGTACCTAATAAGTTCAGGGTATGGAATGTAGTTAGCGCGGCCTGGTTAGATTCTGTAGAATGGAAGCCCAGGGGCAACGGCACGGCCAAACGGATTTTAGAACTGTTCTTACAAAGCGTAATGCAGATGCGAGAGGCTCCGAGGCGTCTTTTTGATATTGAATACTTTGGCGATTGTGAGCCTATTTTAGGCATTCGTGTAGGTACGGGCGGTACTGCTAAAACTTATTTGTGGAACTGGTTAAGCCTAAGCGCTAAACCTAATCTTATAAGTTCTGAAGCATTTGAATTAAACCAATCTGCTACCGTTTACAATGTCTCAAGCGATGACGTATTTATAGGTCAAGACTTTGCGAGCCTCAGTATAGCCTATAACGGAACCGGCAACGGGTTGGGCGATACCTTGGTAAATGGAATCAGCGCGCCTACAAATGGTTTAGTAGCTTCTGAGCAGTCCGGTACTATTACGTCTATACCGCTTTCCGGTGCGCTTCGGTTTACGCTTGGATTTGCAGGGGACACAATACAAGTAATAGAGACGGACGGCAATATAACAGAGTTTGTACTAAGCGAAAATGCCTTAGTAGGCCAAACCAGTTTAAGCATAGAAAGCACGGCATTAAGTGGGGTACTTAGCGAAGGCGCGCGCGTATTGGCTCCCGATGCTCGTAACGCTACCGTAAACGCTTCTTTATCTACCTACGATATAACGCGGTTTACTCTTACCGAATTGCTTTTACTACAAGAAGGCGGCGGCTTTGAGGACCCGGCAGATATACAAGCCTGGTTAGACTTCTCAGCAGGCGGCCATAACTTCAGCGCGGTAGATGTAGCCATGACCGAAAAGGGCAAATTTGCTACGGTCTTCAACGGTACCAGCTCTTACCTGGCTAACTCTACTTTAGACATAGTGCAGCCTTTTACTATTGCTTTCGCAATAAACCTAAAGGAAACGAACACGGGCCGCTATATCATTAGTTCAGACGGCAGCAGCGGGAAAGTATTTGACATCTACACCGGGACCGGCGATAATGTTACTATAAGGGTAGGGGCTACTACGGCCACGGCCACTATAACGCGGGACCAGTTTGTAATATTTCAGCTTGTAGTAAACGGGGCCAGCTCTAAGTTTAGGCAGAACCTGGACAGCTTTACGGCTGCTTCCCTTGGAACGGATCATATAAAACACCCTACTATTGGGTATGATGGGGGCAGCGGCTTCTGTGAAATGGACCTAACGGCCGTTTGTATCTTTGAAAGAGTATTAACCGATGACGAGTTAGACGGCTTGTTTATCAATCTTGAGGCCCGTATTTAATGGCGTTAGACAAATATGTAGATGCTTCTTTGGTCTTGGTCCCTTCTGGGCGCAAGGCTGGGAAGGCTTATAGCCAAATACCTACAGATGGGGACGGGGACTTAACCCTTAGTCGTGCTTCGATTAAAACCGAGGTAGACACCAGCGGCAACGTAGTGAGCTTGGCGGACAATGTACCGGGCTTGGACTTTAGTTTAGGGGCTTGCCCTTTTCTTAGTTTAGACCCGCTTAGTACGAATATTTGCCTATACTCTGAGGACTTCGGGACTACATGGGCCACGCGCGCGGGTGCAACTGTAGCAACAGATACAACAGTAAGCCCAGGCGGTAGCGATACGGCCGATACTCTTACTTTAGACGGCTCAGTAACAAGCCGGTTAGAGCAATCTATAACTATGTCTACCTCTACCGTTTACACTTTGTCCGTATGGGCTAAAGTAGCAACGGGTACGAAAGACTTTAGGTTAGCCTACAACGATGGGACAAGTACAACGGCCAGCAGCGATTTAACCGCCACTACTTCCTGGCAGCGCTTTGAATTTACCTTCACTA